ATTCGTTTTAATTCTTTCTTATATTTTTTATTTTCAATTCGCTTGGCTTTATTAAATTTATTTAAGTGCTTTGCGACTGGGTTTGTAGACACGATATAATTTCCTCCAACTTAAGTTAGACAAATAACAACCTAATTTACTTATTTGATTCCAAAACCATGTTTGTATTACCATCTTCATCTTGATAAATAACATAATGATCCTTTCCATCATAGTAGTAACCAACTATTTCTTCCATTTTTTATCCTTATCTAAATATTTTTTCATGAATAAATCTACTAATAAAAAGTACAATTTACTTCCAGAATTTACTTTTAATTTAGAAACAATTAATTCATGAACAGTAAAAGCTTTCTTGGTTAGTTTTTTATCAATGCCAAACCATTTATTTTTCTTTGCCCATTTTTCTGGTGTTACATTAATCATTTTTTAGTCTCCATTTTAAATTGTGCAACGTTCCACAAGTAATCCCAGTTTTTATCTTCTAAAAATTCTCCTTGGGAATTACACGTGCTACATTGTTTTACTTCATCATAAGAAGGAACATTAATATAAATGAAACCATTACCCTTACAATCAGAACATATAATTTTATGAGGATGCTTTTCCATTTTTATATCCTAATTTTTTAGCGGCCCTAGTTGCTAATGCTTCTATGGTTTTACTAATAGTTAATTCTGCATCTAAAAATTTACCTTTAGAAAGATAAACTAACTTGTGATACGTATCAATTGGTACTGATACGGATTTAAATTTATTTGGGTCTGCCATTTTTTCTCCTTTTGTTTTAGTTTTTCTTTATGTAATATTCATAAACAGGTTTTTTAAGTTTATCACCTGCTTGAATTTTTTTTTGATACAAAATAAATAAGTTAGTTTCTTTCTCAAAATCCAAAAGATTTTTAGAAAACTTTCTCATTTCAAAATTATTAAAAGCATCTTCCGCGTAATGACCTTTATAATACACGGTTTTTTCACCTTTTTTAGCGGTAGATACCCATTTATTTACTTCTTCTATTGTCATCATATTTTTCTTTCTGTTTGTTTTATGTTTATATTATATGGGAAACTATACTAATAATTCAATGCTTGTCAAATCTATTATTTTAATATATAAACAAGTTCTCTTCTCACACCTTTTGTTTGCTCGTCCTGATTTCTTCGGGGCGGGCAACATCAGATTTCAGTAGTATTGTTATTTACAAAGTGCTACATTTTTTACATGGAAACCTTTATTTTAATTGTTATGTTATGCACAGCTGATGCAAATGATCAGGAATATTGCGTTCCATTAGCAGAAGAACCAAGAGTATATTATAAATCTGAAAAAGATTGTATTATCAATAGTTTAGCAAAGAAAAAACAAATTAAACAAACAGCTAAAAATTTTAATATGAACGTATCAGGTGTATATGCTGCTTGTATTAACGAGGAAAACCCTGTCCGCGTTCCGATTTCTTCTTACCCTTATGTTGTTTCGAGTGCCGACCTGGGCGTTTAATTCTATTTTGTTTTAGAAGTTCGGAGACTCCTATCTTACTTTTTTTCGCCATTTAAATCTTCATATGCTTTTACATCGAGCGGTAAATATTTTATGGAACCATTGATATATTGTTTTGTATCTTCACCACAGGCACTACATCTGTAATAAGTTTTTACAATAGATACTAGTGCTGTGTATTCATGGCAGTAAGGACAAATACCTTTTACAACATCTACATCAAAACTAAAATTTGATTCTTTTTTAATTTTTCTTTTCTTTTTCATTGTCCTCCCCAGTCGTGATTATCATCATTAATTGTACAACTACTTAAATTTGATTTTTCTTTTTTATCTATGTCATAGAACATAGCATCGCTATCATCTGTTTTCCATTCTTTATTTTCTACATTCCAATACGTAGTTTGTACTTTATAGTCTGGCTTATTGATTTTAGTAGTATAACTAGGAATATTCCAAAGGATCCGATTGTTAGGCTGACTAGCATAATTGCCGTTGTTAAGCTCCAGAATATGTGCACACTTATGTTCTTGAGGAATTTCAGAGTGATCTGTATCAAGTATGTTAGAATCAGGATGGGCCCAATCAATAGTAAACAAATAAGTACCAGAATATAATCCTTTATCTTTTCCAAAAAATGTTCCACGTTGTCCACCTAAAAAATCAAAATAAGTAATAGCAGGATAATAACTAAAACAATTCCACAGTTGTAACTCGTCAACTGACATATCCGGCACTTCGGTTCTAGAAAAACGTTTTTGGAAAAACGCAGAGATAGGCAGCCTATAATAGACCGCACCATTTGGTAACATAATATGAAATAAGATTGCACGACCGGCAATGCTTGCGATACCAAAAATAACACATTCTTCGCTTTCTTTATTATATTTGGGATCCAAATCGTAAAGATACTCTTTGCGAATTTTACAATAGATTGGTGGTATGTTTGCATTTAAATATGACATCCTTTATTTAATATCACCCCAGTTTATACCTTTTTCATAATCTACTTTGTTTGGTACTTTTAACTCAACTGCGGATTCCATTATTTCTATAATCTGTTCTGCATGTTTATCAGATTCAACAGATATATCAATCTCATCATGTATTTGAATATGTGGAATAAATCCATTTTCATATAAAGCAACCATAGATTTTTTAGTCATATCAGCAGCCGACCCTTGTATTAATTTGTTTAAAGCTTTGTATGTGAATGCTCTTTTTAAAGGTTCATCATATTCTTTTTTAGCTAATTCTAATGGTAATGGTTTATATACTCCAAATTGAACAGGTTGCCATAAGTCAAAATGACAGGCACGACCACCCAATGTTCTAATCTTACCTCTATCTTCCGCTTTTCTAGTTACATTATCCATTAATTTTTTAACAAACGGAGCTTTGGTATGATATTGTTTAATTAATTTTTCAGCAGATTCTTTCATCAATCCTAATTCTGACATTAATTTATTTTTACCCATTCCATACATTAAGCCAAGATTAATTGTTTTAGCTTGCTTACGTTCAATCCCTGCCATGTCTGCAACAACCTGGTGAAAGTCTGCATCACCTTTGTTATATGCTTCTACAATTTCATCAACACCTTCTAGGTTTTGTAATTTTGCATAGTGTACTAAAATTCTAGGTTCTTGTTGTGAGTAGTCAAAAGATCCCCACAAATGTTTTTCTTCCGGAATAAATATAGATCTAATCATTGGTCCTAATTCAGGATGTCTTGCAGGAATTTGTTGTAGGTTTGGATTACTCATAGAAAATCTACCAGTAACTGTTCCACCTTGATCTGATCTAATTTGATTTATATCAGCATGTATTCTTCCCTTAACTGAATGCTTGGTAATAGAATCTATAAAAGTTGTATGTGCTTTATTAATTTCTCTAGCATCAGCAATAGATCTAGCTAATTCATGAGGATGATTTTGTAAAAAGTTTTTAGTAAAACTTGGTTCATCACTTTTTTCAGTTCTATCATAAGGTAATTTTAATTTATCAAATGCCTTTGCAATAGATCTTGCTGCATGTATTTCTACTTCAATACCAGTTAAGTCTTTGATTTTATTGATTATTATTTGTTCTCGTTTCATTAAATCTTTTTTAATAAGATTAGCTTTTTCTACATCTACACACACACCTTTGAATCTCATGTCTACTAAACAAGGAAATAATTTAGTTTCTAAATTAAATACATCCCAAAGTTCTTCACGATACATTTCAGACTCTAGTCGTTTCCAAAGTTTTAAAGTTGCTTCCGCATCTCGTTCTGCGTATTGACCAACAAACAATGCTGGTAATCTCCACATATCTTTTTTAGGATCTAATCCATATTCTTTAGCTGCTGCATTTAAAACATTTTCATCTTTACCAATTCCAACATAATGTTTTGCTAATGCATTTAATTGATAACTCATTCTATTTTCATCAATCAAAGACGCTGCAATCATGGTATCTACAATTTTACCTTTGATAGTAATACCTGCTGACCGTAGCCAACACACATCATACATTGCATTGTGAAAAATAAATGTTGTATCTTCTTGTTTAAAAATTTCTTGAATCCAACCAAGCACTAATGCTCTATCTAAATTACCACCTTGTTCATGGTGTATTGGAAAATATCCAGACCATCCCTCAACAGCCACTGCAATACCTGCAATATGTCCCCTACCAACCACGTTCCCCGATCCGAGTTCAATTAACCCTGGGTCGTTAGTCTCTAAATCTATAGCGATTTCTTTATAACCCTTTAGATCTTTTAATTCTTCCGGCATTACCCATTCCGTATCGGGAGCAAATAAAGGTATTTGAGTATGTCTCATTTTTTATCTATTCTCATTTCTTCAATTTCTAATTCACAATAATGAATTATTTTCTTAAGGTCTTCTATTCCGTTTTTATCTTTATAACGAATCACATATTTAATAACATTTCCTTGAAAAAAAGACAAGTTATTGGCAGTTATAAATGTATAGGGTTGTATTTTATGTTTTTGATAATGAGTACCTCCTTCTTGTCTTGATGATGGAAATATTCTTTCTAAATATTCTTTACTTGTCATAATAAATAAGCACGATCAAAGTTCTTTGGATCTACAATATGTAATTCACGCTTCGCTCTTGTTGCACCTGTATAAAACAAACGATGTAATTCATCTGGATCGTGTGCAAATGTTTCAAGGGCAGCGTTAGTTAAATCTTGTAACAACAAAACTTTATCCGCTTCTCCTCCTTTGGCTCCATGTATAGTGGACATTATAATACGAGGATTTTTGTTTATCATTTCTCCATTCGCCCTCATATTACGAATGTAGTTTTCTGTGAGAGTATCTAAACCCTCAAATGATTCATACCAAACCTTATTAGTAGTTAATCCATATTGGTCCATGCATTCTAATAAAGTATATTTAGTTTCAGTATGTAAAGTTTTACATTTTCTAAAACCATCTAATACATTAGAACCAAGATACTCATAGATGTTTTTAATTTCTAAACTATTTAAATAAGCTCCCTTGCGCCATGCTTCCCAATTGTTAAGTGCTAACAATAATTTTAAACTAATAGA